AGTAAAACCAACGCGGTTAACACGTCCGCCGTGCTCTGACAGCGCAGGCAATTTACCCAGAATTGTGCCGGGATCTTTGCTGCTACCATACAAGTTACCGCGTGCTTGGGTTTTAACTGAACCCGAAACAGCTGCAACAACAGCGTTAGACAAAGCGGCAGTTGTGCGGGGCAGTTGCAACTTACTACTAGTTACTGTGTACGGACCACTACCAGCTTTAACAGCAACGCCAGCTTCAACAGCATTAATTGCAGCAGCTGCAGCAGTAGCATCACCTTCAACAGTGTATGTATCAACTAACGCTGGAAGACTTACGTAAAACTCTGTATTAGCGATAACTACGCCAGCCGCATCAATTCCTTGATCGTTAACGTTTAGTACGTCAAGCAATGGCAGGTAGTGATACTTTTTTAGGGTTTTGCCCATATTTTTAGGCATAGTAACGGAATCCGCTAGAGGACCAAAATAGGTCTCTTTGCGGGCTTCGATCATAGCAGTTTTCAGCCAATGGTCGATTCGGATTTGTGAGCCAATGGTTGAACCAGTGCCGTCTTTAGCACCGTAAACCGCTTGACCCAAAGCATTTGCATTAGGCATAAATTTACATCCTTACAGATTCATATTGTCCGCATTCTTTAAAAACTCTTCGTCCGACATCCCTAAAGGGTTGTAATCCGCGAGTCCTGTACTGGCAACGGGTTTAGTCGCACTTGCAGCGCGACGTTTGTTTTTCAATTGTTCACCGTCGACCTTGGACTTGGGAGGAGTTGCTGAAGCCTTAACGTTTTGTTGCCTTTGTTCTGGGAACAAATGGTCAAAAGCATTATTGGCTTGAAGCATGTCTCCTACCTGTTTGTAGGCTGCGATATTCGATAGGCCTGTTAATTGACCCAACGTTTGTTGTCTGTCGACCTCAGTACTGATCAGATCATAAACACCAGAAGCTACTTGGTCGTTTATGGCCGTCAACAGTTGCGGTGCATCGGCAATTATTTGTTTACTCTCAGCGTCCCAACTATCGCCAACAATTCCAATAGTTCGGTTAAATGTATCGGTAGCACGAATGTCCTCGATTACATTGTCCAAAGCTAGTTCAGAATCACTAACATCGTTGAGTGGCGCTTTGTATTCTTTTTCTTGGTCTAAATCTATTTCAAGCGGGTCAAGACCCGCTTCTTTGACAAGCTTTGCTATAGCGGCTGGATTTTTCTTGTCTAAATCAATTAAAAAATCTAACCGGTCAGTATCAATTCCATTTTTTTCAAGAGTTTTTAATAGCCCTCTGGCCGGTTTAAGACTGGCCATTTTACGATTATAATCCGCACCCATTTGCATTAAACGAATAGCGTCTTCAGGATTATCAACTTTAATCTGTTTTCCATTGGCTTTAAAAGGCGTCGTAATAGCCGCATGAAAATTTTGATAATCAATTGTTTCATCAAGTGTTTTGTTATCGTCGTCGTTGTCCTGCGGACTAAGATCTTCTTCAGCTGTGCTGTCTTCGTCGTTTAAAGCTGTTTCTGGCTCCAAATTTTCTTCTTCGCCAAAAGATTGTTCTTCTTCAATGTTGCTTTCTTCGCCAACAACATCAGAAATTTCTTCTGGAGCGTCGTCTAAAAATGTAGTATCTAATGAAGTAAAATCTTCGTCAGACATTCCAAAAACTGACGCTTGCTCTTGAGACTCAATAGTGTCGGTCTCAAGAGCGGCGTCTTCTGCTGCTTCAGCAGCTTCAGGAGCCATTATGTAAGCTCCTCGGCGAGGATTTCAGCGCGTTGCTGTTCGCCTTCGTCAATAGCGCGACTAGCGCTGTCCCCTTTCATAAATACTGCGTGCATATACTGATGTAACATACCTATGGCGTCTAGTTGTTTCACGATATACTCTTGATCTTCGTCACCAGCTTGATGCGGCGTAGCTTTTAAAAGAACCAGCCTAACTGCTTCTTCTTTAAAATACCCGTCTAAAATAACATCTTGAAAATCCGGGTTAGCCTGCAATCGAGTTAATGCCCCACTTCGGGCTACTAATAATTTGGCGTCTTCAATTTCAATTTCAATTTCGTGCAATTCGTTCTGGCTCATAGTCTATCCTATCAGGGCTAAGTTAGATAACAGGGTTTACAAAGCGGACAATATTTCATTAAAAATTAATTTTCTTGGTTTTTTTCATCTAAATACCTCTCAATTGCTAAATCTTGTGCGTCGAGCTGTTTACCTTGGTCTGCTAAATTAGCTTTGTGTGTTTCTAATTTTTCATTTGCTGCTGCTTGCGCGCCAAGTTTTTCTTTGTCTCTAGCGTGTGTAACGCCTGATTCTTGATCTAAAAACTCCAAGTCTGTTTTGTCCGCCAGACTAGCAGTGTTGCGGGCTTTAGCCCCTTCTGTCTCCGCTTTAGCCATATCCAATTCAGCTTCAGAATAATTTTCAACAGTTCGACTTTTAATCTCTTCGATTTCTGCTTCCAATTTAGCTATTTCCATTTGCTGCACTTGTTGCTGCATTGGATCAGGCTCTGGTGCGTAATCTTCAATTTCTTTTGCCAATTCCGGCATTCTACGAAGCTTCGCAATGCGAATCAAGACAATTTTAATCATACTCCATTCAGCATTAGGTCCTAACGTCTGCAACATGAAAGCTAATTCTTGTGCTTTTGCGTTATCTTCTTCTGCTGTACTAATAGTTAATCGCAAATCAATTCGCCCACCAAGATCATCTCGACGAACAGGAACAAATTGACTATTTGTAACTCGGATAATTTCTTCTTCGTCTAAAAACGCCTGATTCATAGAAATAATTTTGCGCCCAATTCGCTCCATACCAGCAGCTAAGCGACGAAGAATACTAGTTTCTCTTTTAGACGCAGCATCTAATGCTCCACGAATACCGGCGGCTACTTGCCCTAATGAATCAGAACTAATGCCGCTGTCAAAAGCTTTAACACCTGTAAGCGATTCCGCGTCTTGGTTCTGCATTTGAATCATAAGCGGCGCTGATTGTGGTATTTCCGCGTAAGTGTGCATGTAAAATGCCATGCGGGGATCTACGCCTTGATTGTATTCGTAGTCTTGCCCGTTTTGAAATTTGCGGCGGTTAGTAGTATCGAGCGCGTCTTTTCGCGCGCCTGTTTGACCATTTGCTGATTTAGCCAATATGTCGATCATACCCCGTGTGACTGCGCCAACAATTTTTTGATTGTCTTCTAGCAGCGCACCATCAGGTTCTCCATAAGCTGATCCTTTGACAGGAAGCATAGGCACAAAAACCCACGGAATTTTTTTATCCGGAAAAGGATTTTCTTCCATTCTAATTAAAACGTTACCAACCCACGTTGCTACAAAAGGTTCGGCAATACCTGTGTCGTTATAATCCCAGTAACCCCAGTATTCGTGAGCAATAAAAAGTTTACGCGCGTTATCTTTAAAATTAAAATCATTTGATTCTTTAGTAACGTGATCTGGTGTTCCTAAAATTGTATTATTATCAACCTTGATTTCATCTAAATTAGAATATTTATTTTTTTCTTTTTTTAATGCAGACATAGATGTTTCAAAACTGTAAACCAAAAATCCTGCTTTATCAATGTCGCCTTTGCACGAAGGGTCCAACGTTACGTTGTTATAATCACATAATTCTACTGTTGGCTGATTTCGTACTGTTTTAAATTTTTTCACTGTAATGTAATCTACAACGCGCGCTTCTAAAGAGCTACCGGTTGCAGCAGATTCTTCATGCGCCCGTCGCAATTCTGGAGGCACTTCAAAACGATACCCAGTTGGATTTTCAATTTTCATGGCTGCCAGTTCTTGGTGAATCTGCGCCATTTCAGGTTTGTGTTGAAATTCGTATATAGGCTCTTGCTCTTCAAACTCTTCTTCTTCAAAATCCCAACCAAGCCTAACAATGGCCGTGCCTTCATCTACAGCGCAGCGTACATACTCGTCAATAAAAGGAATTTTATTAATTTTTGTATTCATTTGATTGTTTAAAACCAACTGATTCTGTTCAGCAGATTTTTTATCTTCCCAAGTTACGGGACTTGCCGAAAACAATTCAGGTGTGTTTACAAAAGGTTCAGACAAAGAAGGGTACCGCCATTCCGCTTGTTTGCGTATGAGGCGTGGCTGCACAGAAGAAGAGCCTTCTGGGCTTTGCGGAACAGCTTTATTGCGTATGTGCAAATTATCTAGCCATACATCTATTTTGCTCACCTGCTCATCGTGAGCAGTTTGAGCTTCTGTTAAGTCTGCTTTTAGATTAGCTAAAGACGGTGGCTTAGTCCACGAATTTAAAGCAGCCGTTGAGTCTTCAGGTTCTTGATTCTCCGTAGAGTCTTTCATAAATCATGTCTCTTGGTCAGATATCTGCTCATAGTAAGAAAAGAAAAAATATAATTCTGATGTTTATGGAAAGCCGTGCCGAACTGCTCGGCTATTATGACTGGCCGAAGTAACACCAATACCGTCGTCTTTCAGTTCTGCGCACAAAGCTTATT